ACAGAGCTGTTTAACAGTGTATTTTCGGTTAAGGCTGGTTCGTACGAAAGCTCGCAGATTTATCAGATCGAGGCTCTCGACGTTGACCAAGACGGTATCGTCACAATTAAAGCAAGTAATTACCCGGTAGACTCAAGCGGACGAAGTTTGCTAGCCATCGATGCACTGGGTTTCGGCGGTAATGTGGAATTTATAGGATGAGGTGACGAGTAATGGCGTTTCCAACTCACAAGCCAACTGGCCGAACCTTTGACGCTGGCGATTACACATATAAAACCTTTAAGGCGCAGTCAGGTAAAGAGGTCCGTATTCTTTACGGGGATAAGCGCACTGGCATGACACTGCAGTTGCAGTATGCCAATATTGCGGACACAGCAGCGGACGATTTTATTAGTCACTACGACGAAGTAAAGGGAGGCTTTACCACGTTTACGTTGCCGTCTCAATTTAGAACTGGGTGGGAAGGTAGCGCAGCCGCTATTGATGTAACAGTAGGTAATAAGTGGCGGTACGCAGCCCCACCATCCGTTGCTTCAGTGCGGCCCGGTATCTCCAGCGTTACAGTAAATTTGATTGGTGCGCTCTGATGTCAAAAGTTTATACCGGTAGAGACGGTAAGCTGCTGATCGACGGCACCGAGCAAATAAAAGTGACCAATTGGTCACTCACTGGAGCGTTAGAGGTTTTGGAAACCACAACGCTTGGTGATGATCAGCGTTCTTACACCCCAGGTGTGCAGGAATTTAACGGCAGTGCGTCACTGTTGTACTACAACGACGACGGTCGTAATGACGCTGCAACCGCGCTAAAGAAAGTTTTGAAGATTGCAGGTGTTAGCAGCACTGACACGGTGGATCTCCGTTTGCGCCTGGTCGAAGGTAACACCAACCATGATGTTCGCCTCACTGCATACGTCACGAGCGTGACCTTCGGAGCAAGTGTCGGTGAAGTTAGCTCTGCGCAGATTTCGTTCCAGGGCACTGGTGCGTTGACTGGAGTGACAATTTAATGGGTATTTATCTCGGCAGCATTGGTGAGGTTGAGCTGAAGCGCCTTTCACTAGAGGGCGCGAAGGAATCGATCGTCAACCCATCCGACATCAACACAACTAAGAATCGTTTTAGCTTTGACTTTGATGAAGGTTATCTGATCACTGGCGATCTAATTGAGATTACAGCAACTGACGGCACCGATCTCGACTTTATCGCTGCATCGGCCTGGGCAAATAACACGGTTCAAAGCAGCGGCAACTGGTACGTCTTTATTGACGGACTAGGTGGAATCAAGCTCTACAGCACGTTTTCGGGCAGTCTTGACGGTGGAACGGACGATCAGATTTCACTTACGACGCTTTCGCGGGATATCCCGATTAGTGTCAAAATCCGCGACCGCGACTCCCGGTTGCTGGCAGCTGTTACCGGCTACGAATTAAATACGGATAGAGAGACTGTTGACATTACAGCTCTCAGCGAAGAGCACCGCCAGCAGTACAGCAGCCTTATTAGCGGAAATGGCAGCCTTACTGCTCACTGGGATTACGTTAATAATCAGACATACGAGCCAGCGCATTATTTGATGCAGCTTGTTCTTCGCACGGAGATCGGCTCATCGTTCCACGGCAAGTTTTACATCAAAAAATTTAACGGCATTGCACAGTCTGGATCGTTCACTCCTGATCAGGCGAACGACGAGTTGTGGTGGGAGTTTGACGCGCTTGTAACTTCAAGTGCCGTTGATTTTACGCCTGATTCTGTGATCGTTTCTCGGATCAATTTTGTTACAACTGGTCCGGTTAGGTTGCGTGCCAGAACACAGCAGAAGCGTTATCTACTACAGGAGGACAGCGGCAAGATCGCACTTGAGCAGGACGACAGCTCTTATGTGCTTTTGGAGGAAGTTGACTGATCTTATACTGAGGACATCCAGATAGCCTCAGAAGATCCAGGGCATGGCCGACCTTAAAATCACAGAATTGGCCTCGCTTGCGGGCGCTGATCTTGCTGCAGCCGATCAACTTGCAATTGCCGACTCTAGCGCCAGCGAAACCAAACGCATTACGGTTACTGATCTAGTTGGCAACGCCACCACACTGATTGCAGACGCCACCATCCCCGGCGCAAAAATTCTGTTTGGCAGCCAACAGGTCGCTGGATCTGCTCTAGTAAACGGCGCTGTTGATACTACGCAACTTGCAGATGATGCAGTCACTGCAGCCAAAATTGCTGATGAGGCAACGGTTGACCTTGTCACCACGCTTCCTGCATCTGGTGCTTTTACCGGCCAAATTGCACTGGACACTGACGACAACAAGATTTATATCTGGGACGGATCTGCGTGGCAATCTGTTAAGGCTGCAGGATCGATTAACACAGTTGTTGGCAGTTCTACAGGGTTAGTCAACATTTCTATTACCACCTCAGGTGATGAGGTGACGATTAGCACCACACTTGATGATACGACTGCTGCAAAGCACTTTCTTGCTGGTCCTGCAGGTTCTGCTGGTGCAGTAACTTACCGGGAAATTACGGGAACTGATCTCCCGACAGCAACTACTTCAACTAAAGGCGGTGTTGCGGTTAATGGCAATGGCTTGGTGATGAGCGGAAGTGAAATCCGCATTGACAACACCGTTACCGCTGAAACAGTTGAATATCACCTCACGCAATATGACGCAAAAGGCTTGGTAACAGGCGGGCGTGTAATTACTGCAACGGATTTACCTGAAGCGGGTGCATCAACAAAAGGCGCGGTGTTCCCTGGTTCCGGCTTGGAGGTCGCTGCCGGTGGCGAATTAAACCACACTAATAGTGCTACTCCGGGTGACTATGCAAAAGTCACCGTTGATGCTCAAGGGCACGTTACCGCTGGAACAACACTTGCGGAGTCTGACATCCCAAGTTTGGATGCAAGCAAGATCGCCTCTGGTGCATTACCGTCTGCGCGTATTGAAGACGACGCTGTTACGGGCGCCAAGGTTGGTGACTATGCCGTTTCCAAGTTCGGTGAAGTACAACCAACTGCTGACCATATCGGTCAGTTCTTCTTCAATCCACTAACCCGTGACCTGTTCCTCTGGGACGGTAACGTTTTCCAGCCGGTCGGTATTTCTGCTGGTGAAATCGTTCTTGCTGGTACGTATGACGCAAGTAACAACTTGCTTGATTCAGTAACTGCTGAAGGTTCGGCTGCTGGCTTCACCAATGGCGCTTCGCTACCTGCGGCAGATACCGGCAACAACCGTTATTACGTCGTTGTTTCACAAACCGGCACAGGTACTGCACCCGCTCCAACGGTAACACTTGAGCCGCCCGATATTTTGCTGTCGAACGGTACAAGTTACGTACTGATCGAGACTTCGGAGACGATTACTGCACAGATCGCATCAAACGTCGGCTTCACGCCTTACGGCGACATTGCTAGTACCAACGTTCAGGGTGCAATTGCTGAACTTGACGATGAGAAAGTTTCGCTAGCTGGCGACACCATGACAGGTGATTTGACGCTAGGTGCTGGCGTCGATCTTGTCTATGAAGGCACAAGTGATAACGCTTTTGAGACAACACTAACTGTTGCTGATCCAACTGCAGATAACACCGTCACCATTCCAAATGAAACCGGAACTGTTGTAACGACTGGTTCTAGCGGTGTCGTGACTAGCACGATGATCACCGACGGCACGATTGTAAACGCCGATATTAGTTCTAGCGCTGAGATTGCAGTTAGCAAACTTGCTGATGGTGCAGAACGTCAACTTCTGCAAACCAATGCAGCGGGTACTGGTGTTGAATGGGCTAACGATATTGACATCCCTGGAACGTTAGATGTAACTGGGGCGGCAACATTTGATAGTACTGCTAGCCATCCACTGGGCAGTGCATCCGCACCAGCGGTTGCTTTTACTGGTGACACTAACACGGGACTTTATTCACCCGGCGCAGATCAAGTAGCCATCTCGACTGGTGGCACTGGGCGGTTGTTTGTTGATGCGAATGGCAAAGTAGGTCTGGGGAATAGTTCCCCTGATGCTGGTGGGTTGGTTATTACAAGTTCATCTGATGGTGGAATTGGTGGCAGCATTGTTCTAGAAAACTCTAATAACTCTGATACTGACAAAGTTGGTATTGCTTTGCGGCCTAACGGATCAGCCACTACCGCAATTGGCAGCTATGGCGAGGCAAGAATCATAAGCGAATATGTTTCAGGATCTACAAACGGTGCAAATAACCTTCAATTCTGGACTCACTCTGGTGATGGAACAATTGCTCAAGCAGTTCATATTGACTCGTCACAGCGCGTAGGGATTGGCACTACCACCTTTGGCGGAAAGTTAACTGTAAAAACAAGCTCTTCCAACGGAGCGCCAACTACATGGGGCGATGGCCAGCTTGTCGTTACTGCAGGTGATGGAACCACCGCCCCTGGCTTTGGTGTTTCGACTAACACCAGCGACGACTCGGTATCGCTGTCCGCCCTAACCCCAGGGACTGGTTGGAATACCATTCGTTACCGCGCTGCATCCCACATTTTCTATCGTGCAGATGCAGCTTCTAATGAAGTTGGGAGGTTTGATGCATCCGGAAGGCTGTTGGTGGGGACTTCTTCTACGTCGCTTTCAAGTAAGTTTGTACTGCAAGGCGATACAAGTAGCGCAAACAATGGCGGCTATATGCGTCTACAGACTGGAAATAGTATTGTTTCTGGAACAAGCTTGGGGTCTATCGGTTTCGGAGATGCTGCAAATAACGGTGCTTTGATTGAAGCAAAAGGCGACGTTTCGTGGAGTCCGTTTACTAAGGGGGCAAGAATAGAGTTCTCCA